ATTTGACTAAATCATGAGGGCATAAACCGTCTCCCGGCAACGCACCCTTTTTTATATTTCCAGTATAACCGCATATCGTGAAGTTGTCAACCCGTCTTTCTGTGCTTGCAGGAGGGCGGGTTTATTTAATGCTGGGCTCTGAACCTTGCTCAGATAAGAACAATAGAAAACTTATCGACAAATTTTGCGTTTTTTCAAGTGCATGTGTGCTCGGTGCTTTTCTGGTTACCCGACGCGTTAAGCGGTACGGGAATTCTATATTCTGTATAATATGACTGTGATAGCTATGGTTAAAAGCAAGGGAAAGTTCATTGATTCAGCGAATTGAATTCCAGAATATTTTTCTATATACTGAAATCAATAAATGAAAAGTGAGGGAAAACCAATGAACAATGAGAAGATGCAGACAGAAATCGATGTAGGAGCAGAGAAAGAACGGCAAGAACTGTCTGCATACCCTAGAATTTCGGAGTTTGCAAAAGAAATTGATAATAGTTTGTTTCGTGATGAACTAAGGGCGGTTCTTTTGCTTTTGACGGAACCAAATTTCTAACACAGATTTTATGTTTCGAAGCATTTCTAAATCATCTACACTCAAATCCTGGTTGGATTCGATCATTCCCATAGATCTGGCAAATTTCATAAGCATATCATCTGTACTCATTCCCTCAGTTACATGTTTCAATGTTTCTGGGGGAGTTTGTTTTTCAACACCAAGAATATAATCTGTTGTAACACCAAATTTTTTTGCAATTTCGATAATATAGCTATGACCTGGTTCACGCTCCCCGGTTTCGTATTTCGTAACAGTTGCGTATGGGCGTCCCAATTCTTCACACAGTTTTTTTCTGGTGTAGCCATGTGATTCGCGAATCTGTACTAGGCGTTCAGGTAAATCCATTTCATCCCTCCTTCCCGTGATTCTATTATACATATAGCTGTATTCCGTGTCAATAAGAATTTAACCCAAAATGGGTAAAAAACTTTTATTTGCGTATTGACATTCACCCGATATGGGTGTATTATAATGACAATGATTAACCCGAAATGGGTAAACAAAGGAGGTGTGAGTATGTTTCCAAATATTGATGCTGAAAGAGCAAGAAACGGCATGAGCCGAGCAGAGTTAGCAAGTCAACTTGGCGTATCTTATAGCACGATGAAATCTTGGATGTCCGGTCGCACAGATATTCCATCATCTAAGTTAGTGGCTATGTCAAATATTTTTCATGTGTCTATTGATTACCTGTTAGGCATGAATAGTCCAGCCTCTTGAGAAGGGAAAATCTATCATGGACAACGAGGAGGAGAAACACGATGAAAAAGCAAATAACAATCCGCCTGTCCCAAGAACTTTTTGACAAACTCAAGGAACAGGCGGATCGCCGGGGATACCCAGTAAAGGATTATGTAGAACGAAAGGAGATAACCCATGAATAAATTAAAGATTTTCGCCAACCCAGAGTTTGGTGAAGTGTGTACCGTAGAGGTAAACGGTGAGCCGTGGCTGATTGGCAAGGATGTGGCGCAGGTGCTGGGATATAGCAATGCTAGAGATGCACTGAGCCGTCATGTTGATAACGAGGACAAGAATACCGTCGTGATTCGCGACGGAAATAAAGGAAACCCAAATGTAACCATCATAAACGAATCCGGATTATACAGCCTATGCCTGTCGAGCAAGCTTCCCAGTGCAAAGAAGTTCCGCCGATGGGTAACATCTGAGGTGCTTCCAACAATCCGCAAGCACGGCGCGTACATGACCGACCAGAAAGCGTATGACATTACGCATAATTCCGAATCTCTTGCAGATTTGCTTTTGCAGGCTGGCGAGCAGCTGAAACAGAAAGAACTTATCATTCAGGAAATGAAGCCAAAGGCATTGTTTGCAGATGCCGTTGCAGCGTCTAATGCATTGATTCCTGTGTCCGACTTGGCTAAAATCCTGCGGCAGAACGGCGTAAAGATGGGTGGCAACCGCCTGTTTGACTGGCTGCGAGAAAACGGATACTTAATTAAGCGCAAGGGCAGTGATTGGAATATGCCAACGCAGCGCAGTATGGAGCAGGGGTTGTTTGAAATCAAGGAATCCACACATATCCATTCAGATGGGCATACCGTGGTGACTCGAACGCCAAAGGTCACAGGGAAAGGTCAAGCATATTTTGTCAATAAGTTTTTGCGCGGTTAAGTACGCGAAATAAATCACAAGGAGGTAAGGTCGTGGCAGCATTTGAACATGTCCGATGTTCCCCGATGCCTCGGCTGAGGATTGAAGAAATCCCAGAGGCAGACATGGAGCAGCTGAAGTTAGCAACGATGGATGCGGTCGAAGCGTTCTATCTCGACCCGGCCAATATCGCCCGGTTCGAGGAATGGAAAGCGAACGGCGGTGTGGAGAAGTTTGAGGAAGAGCTTCGCCGTGATCTTGAAAGGAGCAAGGAAGAATGAGCCAGAGAAAAGAAAAGTATATCCGCGCGAATAGCGCCAATGTCCTGAATCTTGGGGTACGTCTGACGTGTGTTGAGGCTGAGTTACTCGGCTTGCAGGAAGAACATGAGCAGATGCTCCGCAAGATGCGGGACGAGCGGCTGGAAAAGCTGCGCTTGACCCGTGCGGTCAATGACCTGCGCATTGAAGCTGCCAAGCGAGAGGTCAGCCACCAGCGTATCAGAATGCTGTGCGGGTCTGTCACCGTTATCATGGTGCTGATCCTCGCATCGTTCAAGCTATTCGGGGTGATTTGATTATGGACTTTCCCAACAAAAAGTATGAAGTCATCTATGCCGATCCTCCATGGAGTTATAAGCAGACCGGAGGACCAAACGGACAGCGAGGCATGGCAACTGCTCACTATGACACTATGCCATTAGATGCTATCAAAGCGCTCCCTGTGCAAAACATGGTATCTGATGGCGGTTGTGCCTTGTTTTTATGGGCTACTGGTCCACTGCTTCCAGAAGCGATCGCAGTGATGGAGGCATGGGGATTTTCCTATAAGGGCATCGCATTCGCGTGGGTTAAGCACAACCGCAAATCTCCATCTTTATTCTGGGGCATGGGTGCCTATACACGGTCAAACGTGGAATTGTGCCTGCTTGGTGTTTCCAAGAAGTATAAGGCCAGCGACCATGTAAAAAGTCATGCAGTGCATCAAGTGGTTGTCAGCCCGATATCAAGGCACAGTGAAAAGCCGGATGAAGTTCGGCAGCGCATTACAAAGCTACTTGGCGACATCCCACGAATAGAGCTGTTCGCACGACAAAAATGTGCAGGATGGGACGCATGGGGAAACGAGGTGCTACCTTGACTATTCAGACCGAAGCCGATTGGCTCAAAGCCCGACTGTCCGGCATCGGTGCCAGCGAAGCAAGCGCAATCGTCGGATGCAACCCGTACATGAGCAATGTGGATTTGTGGCGAATCAAGACCGGCCGCAAGACCGCACCGGATATCTCAAGCAATGCCAATGTAGCCTATGGACACGCGGCCGAGCCGCATATACGCAGGCTCTTTGCGCTGGATTACGCTGACCGGTATATCGTGCAGTACGGCGGTGAATTCGACATGGTACACAATCAGGACCATCCGTGGCTCTTTGCCACGCTGGATGGCCGCCTGATCGAGCGCGAGACCGACCGGCGCGGAATCCTTGAGATCAAGACCTCTGAAATCCTGCGCAGCCTCGCCCGCGAGAAGTGGCGCGACGGCGTGCCGGATAACTACTACACGCAGCTCTTGCATCAGCTGCTCGCGACCGGCTGGGACTTCGCGGTGCTCCATGCGCAGCTCAAGCGTGTTTGGGACGGCGAAATCAAGACAACCCGACAGAGTTACTTTGTAGAGCGTTCTGAGGTGCAGGAGGATCTTGACTACCTGCTGGAGCAGGAATGTAAGTTTTGGAAGTGTGTACAGGCAGACATTGAGCCGCCGTTGCTACTTCCTAATATTTAAGGAGGAAAACATGCAGACAAACATCGTAAGTGTCCAGTTTAAGCGGCGCAACTGGCACGGCCAGAGCGACGAATTCGGCGGGGCCTGCTACTCGTACATCACAGACGTACCGTTGTGCGTGGGCGATGTGGTCAAGGTGCCTACCAAGTACGGCGACAACGACGCGCGGGTGGTTCGTGTGGACGTTCCCGAGGCCGAGGTTGCCGCGATCTATGACCAGCTACGGCATATCACCGAGCCTGCAACGCCCGGCGGCGGGCTGTTCGACGGCTTTTATTGATAACCACGATTCACGGAAAGGAGCAACTCATGCAAATTGAAATCTACAACCCCACAGACGGTCAGGCATTGCCGCCGGTTCAGTGGAACTACGACGAGCTGAAACAGCAACTCACGGAGGGGCTTGCGGCTTACAGGGGGCGTGTCTATACCGATGACATGATCACGCAGGCCAAGAAAGATCGCGCGGCACTGAACAAGTTCGCAAGTGCGATTGATGACAAGCGCAAGGACATGAAAGCCCGCTACTTGCAGCCATATCAGGAATTTGAAATACAGGCCAAGGAGCTTGCGCAAATGGTCAAAGACCAGGCGGCAGAGATCGACGCACAGGTCAAGGCATATGAGCAGCACCGCAAGGACGTAAAGCTGGCATCCATCAAGGAGCTGTATACCGCGGTCATCGGCAAGCTGGCTCCGCTGGTGCCCTACGAAAAGCTGCACGACCCCAAGTGGCTGAATGTGACGGCAAGCATGACGACCATCACGGACGAAATGAGGGCGAAGATCGAAAAGGCTGCCGCTGGTCTGAAAGCGATTGACGAGCTGGGTCTGGACGAGGATATTGCCGAGCAGGTCAAGGGCGTATTTCTCAAGGACTTCGACCTTGCCGCCGCTATTGCCGAAAAGAATCGGATCATCAAGCAGCGCGAAGAACTGGCACGCTACAAAGCCGCTCAGACGGCGCAGAACGCACAGAAAGATGTGCAGGGTAAACCTGCCCTTGAGGTATCGCGGGAGAGCGCACAGGTCGTCTCTACACAAAGCGCGGCACATGATGGCGAGTTGATTCAGCTTGACTTCCGTGTTTGGGCAACGGCGACGCAACTTGCGGGCCTGAAAGCATACCTCAAGAGCAACAACATCAAGTATGGTCGTGTACCGACCGAAAAGGAGTAATTATTATGGCAGTAAGCAACAAACTTGCGAATCGCAACAGCAACAACAAACCGCAGACGTTCAGCTCGTACCTCACTGGCGATCTGGTACGTAAAAAAGTTAATGAGATGGTCGGCGGGCGCGATGGTCAGCGTTTCATTACCAGCATTATCTCGGCAGTATCGGTTAATCCGGCGTTGTCCGAATGTGAGTACGGCACAATCCTTTCGGCGGCTATGCTGGGCGAAAGTCTCAAGCTGTCCCCGTCTCCGCAGCTCGGACAGTATTACATGGTTCCATTCAACGACAAAAATCGCAAATGCAAGGTGGCTCAGTTTCAGCTTGGCTACAAGGGATATATTCAGCTGGCGATCCGTTCCGGCTATTACAAGAAAATCAATGTCATTTCCATCAAGGAGGGCGAGCTGATCCGGTTTGACCCTCTGGAAGAAGAAATTGAGGTCAACCTGATTGAGGATGAAATGGAGCGCGAAGCCGCACCGACCATCGGATACTATGCCATGTTCGAGTACCACAACGGCTTCAAAAAGGCCATGTATTGGAGTAAGGAAAAAATGATCGCCCATGCTGACAGGTTCAGTCAGGCATTCAGCAAGGATGCAGTGCAGGCGAGTGACCCGCGTTTCAACAAGGTATCATTTGCCGACTTCGAGGCAGGGAAGGTCGCAAAAAAGGACATGTGGCTGTATTCTTCCTTCTGGTACAAGGACTTTGATGGAATGGCATATAAGACCATGCTTCGCCAATTGATTTCCAAATGGGGCATTATGTCCATCGAGCTACAGACCGCAATTGACAAGGATATGGCGGCTATCTATGAGGACGGCACTGTGGATTATGTGGATAACATGTCCTTTGCATCCCCAGAACCGGAAGAACCGCAGTCCGATCCGATTCAAGGCGAAGTGATTCCGGTTGACCCAGCGACCGGAGAGGTTATCGAGGACAAGCCCGACGCAACCGCATCCGTGCAGGATAGCTTTTTTGAGGACTAAGGAGGATTGACCAATGGAGTATTTCACGACATACAACATGTTGAAGGACAAACTGGATGTGCTTCTCAACGAGAACCACTTGCGTTGCAAAGTGGACGCGCACCGGTACCCATTCACGCTGACCATCACACAGGACGCATCCCCCGAGGGTCAGATTGCGCTCTTTGAGACTGGCGGCGACAAAGTATCCAGCCGGGATTCATCACTCAAGCTGACGCTCACGCTTGACGGCACAGAAATCCAGACCGAGAAGCGTCTGGTCATCACCGACGACCTGATGAACAAAATCAAGTCGTATGCCAAGAAGATGCACCACGAGTATCTGCACGGCTTTTATGCCGAGCGCACCGCGAGCAAGATCCTGCACTTCCCAGAGCCGGAACCTGATAACGCAGAGACCGATAGTATCTCGGCTGAGACCGCGCCGGAACCCATCGTGCAGGAACAGCCGCAGCCTGCGGGCGGTGACTTTGCGGCGTTCTTCGATGATGACGACGATTCAGACCAGTAACATTCACCAAGGCGGGGCGGGCTTAGCTGCCCCGCTGGAAAGGAGTTGACAACATGGAAGTAAAGTGGATCAAGATCGTTACTGACATCTTTGATAACCGCAAAATCAGACAGATTGAAGTCATGCCTGATGGAGACAGCATCCTTGTTATCTGGTTCAAGCTGATTTGCCTGGCTGGGCGCATCAACGACAATGGTCTAGTCTATGTGACCGAGGATATTCCATATACCGACGAAATGCTGGCGGCTCAGTTCAACCGACCGCTTGCCACCGTGCGGCTTGCCCTTAACATCTTCCAAAAGTTCAAAATGATTGAGATTGTCAATGATTTTCTTTGCTTGCCCTCATGGGAAAAGTACCAGAGTGCAGACAGACTTGAGAAAATGAAATCCAAAAATGCTGAACGGCAAGCCAGATTCAAAGCCAAAAAACGAGCAGAATTAAACGCCGGAAAGCAAGAAGTAACGTTACCGGTAACGTTACCGGTAACGCATGGTAACGCCATAGAAGAAGATAAAGAAGAAGAAATAGATAAAGAAAGAGATATAGATATTACATCTACTAACGTAGATGTTTGTTCGGACGATTCGCCCGAACCCACCACAGAGCATCGCAAACCAGTTCCATATGAGCAGATTCGGAAGCTGTATAACGATATTTGTCACTCTTTCCCTGCTTGCCGGGTGCTATCTGAAAACCGCAAAAAGGCAATCAAGGCACGCTTTGCAGCCGGATACACTGTGGAGGACTTCCAGACGCTTTTCCAAAAGGCCGAGGACAGCAGCTTTTTGAAGGGTCAGAACAACCGGAACTGGACAGCAACCCTTGACTGGCTCATTAAGGACGGCAATATAGCAAAGGTGCTTGACGGCAACTATGACGACCACGGACGAGGATCGGGGACGACCACGCCACAGCGACAGGATGACCTTGATTTTATTCCAGATTGATGATAAGGGGGCGAAACAATGGACGCACTTAGCAAGGCAATCGACAACATCATCAAGGCGGCGCCCCCATTGCAGGCAGATGACTATATGGGGGATGACGGTCTGATGTACTGCGGCAAGTGCTACGCACGGCGGCAAATGCGTATAGAGCTACTTGGTGAAATGCGCACAGTTCCGGTTATGTGTGACTGCATGAAAGCCGCAATGCAGGAGGAAGAAGCCCGAGAGCGCGCCGCAGTGCATGAACGCAAGCGCCGTCTATGGCTTCAAGAGCCAGCGGACGCGGCAAGCACGTTCCAGAGGGACGACCGAAAGAACCCCGCTATCTCGGACGCAATGCGGCGGTATGCCGACCAGTTCAACGAAATGGAGCGGCAGAACATGGGTCTGCTGCTGTATGGACCGGTTGGAACCGGCAAGACCTTTTACGCGGCCTGCATCGCAAATGCGCTGATCGACAGCGGCCGGTCGGCCAAGATGACCAACTTTTCCGCAATCATCAACAAATTGCAGGAATCGCTCGAGAACCGGCAGCGTTTTTTGGACAAGCTCAACCGCTTTGACTTGCTGATTATCGACGATCTCGGCATTGAGCGCGAAAGCGAGTACATGCAAGAGCAGGTATACAACATTATCGACGCGCGGTATAAAGCCCGCCGCCCGCTGATTGTGACAACAAATATCAGCTTGGACGAGATCAAGAACCCGAAGAACGTCCAGCGGCAGCGGATATATGACCGAGTGCTCCAAATGTGCTTTCCGGTCAAAATCGATGGGGAGAGCCGCAGACGAAAGAGTGTAATCGCAACATATGACGAGCGCAATCGACTGCTCGGATTGTAAGGAGACACACCAATGACATACAAAATAGGCAGCCTGTTCGATGGATCAGGAGGGTTTCCACTGGCAGCGAGCATGTGCGGAATTGAACCGGTATGGGCAAGCGAGGTCGAGCCGTATCCGATTGCTGTAACGCGGAGCCGCTTCCCTGATATGGTGCACCTGGGTGATATCAGCAAGATCAACGGCGCAGAGATCGAGCCGGTGGACGTTATCACATTCGGATCTCCATGTCAAGACCTGAGTGTCGCCGGAAAACGGGCCGGCCTTAAACACGAGGCCAACGGAGACGAAGAAACCACGCGCAGCGGACTTTTCATGGAGGCAGTCCGCATCATCAAGGAAATGAGGAAAGCAACCAATGGAGAATACCCAACTTTCGCTGTCTGGGAAAATGTTCCCGGAGCATTCAGCAGCAACAAAGGAGAGGACTTCCGTATCGTCCTCGAAGAACTCATTAAAATCGTCGAACCGTGCGCCACGGTGCCTCCGATGCCTAAAGGTGGATGGCCCTATGCAGACTGTTATCTGGGTACAGGATGGTCAGCTGCTTACCGACTTTTCGACGCGCAATACTGGGGAGTGCCCCAGCGTCGCCGTAGAGTCCACCTTGTCGCAGATTTTAGAGGCGAACGCGCCGCAGAAGTATTATTTGAGCGCGAAGGCGTGCGAGGGTATTTTGAGACGGGCAGAACGCCGAGGAAAGGAACTGCTGCTGATGCTGAAAGAAGCATTGATGCAGACGATCGAGAGAGAAACAGCCTGATTGCATATAGTTTTGACAGTCTGGCTTCCAATAGTATGAAATCGAAGAATCCGCACAGCGGATGCCGTGCAGTCGAAGTTGCAAAAACACTGGATACATCAATCCCAGATCCATCAAAAAACCAAGGCGGGGTTGCGATTGTGCAAGCGGTAACAGCCCTGGTTATTGATGCAGTTATCCCCATCAACGACAAGGCGACGCGCTGGCAGGGGGGCGGCACAAGCCGCAACCAAGATGGGTCTGGTAATGGTCTCGGAATTGGCACAGACGGCGACCCGTCGCCAACACTGACAGCCGGTGATCGGCACGCCGTTTGTTATGCAATGCAGGCATTTGGAAAATACGCAGAAAGCGATATTGCCAGTGCCATGAAAGCTAGGGACTACAAGGATGCGACAGACCTTGTGGTTGAGGAATTGGGCGAATCATTTGTATACTACATCGTCCGCCGTCTTACCCCGACTGAGTGTGCACGACTGCAAGGATTCGCTGACCGATGGGGAGACATTGACCAGAAAGACGACTTATCCGATGCGGAATATGCGTTTTGGCTCGAAGTCAGAAACACCCACGCCGCGATCAGTGGCAAGGCAGTTAAGGAGTATACCAAGGAGCAAATGCTCAAGTGGTACAACCGGCTGCAAAGCGACGGCGCAGAGTACAAGATGTGGGGCAACGGGATCGCTCTGCCGCCTGCCCTGTACGTCATGCAGGGAATCACAGATGCTTTGGAGGTGACGCGCGGATGCAGCAATTAAGAGGCTGGCGAGGCATCGAGCCGAACCGCGGGCGGTTTGTCCATGCGGACGAGGCGTTCGACCATGTGGCGCATGACGTGGGGATCTTGGCTTTCCACGAGACCGCGCCGCTGGCCGATGAATTTCGGCATATGCTGATTGACTGGTATTTTAGTGGGTCATGGACGGAGGTCAAAGAAGATGAAAAGAATTGACTTGACAGGACAGCGATTCAGAAAGCTTACGGTAATAGGATATGACCACTCATACAAAAATGGTGAGGCCATTTGGAAATGCCGATGCGATTGTGGGAATATGACTTATGTGATTTCCGGAAACTTGAGAAGAGGCAACACAAAAAGTTGCGGGTGCTATGGGAGAGAATGCACAGCAGAGCGAAATACAACGCACGGAAAGACAAAGGAACGGCTGCATGGCGTTTGGACGCGCATGAAAGATCGATGCAACAACCCAAAAAGCGACCGATGGGAATGGTATGGCGCTAGAGGAATTTCTGTTTGTGAAGAATGGAAGAACAGCTATGAAGCATTCAGAGAATGGGCGTTATCCAACGGATATCAGGGCGGACTTACTATCGACAGAGTAGATGTGAATGGAAACTATTGTCCTGATAATTGCAGATGGATAACCATTAAGGATCAACAAAATAACCGCCGGAATAACCATAGGATTACCGTTGGAGAAGAAACCCATACAATAGCGGAATGGTCAAAAATAACCGGAATAAGGCAAGGTACGATATATGCACGAATTGCTTCTGGATGGTCGGCGGAAGATGCTATCACGACACCAGAAAGGAAGTCAAGCTGATATGGCTGAATTAAGATATACAATCCCATTATCTCCGGTAACTAAAAAAAACAGTATGCAAATCGTACAAAATAGAAAAACAAAAAGGCCCTATCTTCTTCCGTCACGCCAGTACAAGGAATACGAGACGGCGGCAGCACTGCACCTGATACCGCGCCCGCCGCGCCCTATCGAGTGCGAACTGAATGTCAAGTGTCTGTTTTACATGCCGACACGCCGCAAAACCGACCTCACAAACCTGCTTGAGGCCGTGGACGACATCCTGGTCAACGCTGGGATCATCGCGGACGATAATTACACGATCATCGCCTCGCATGATGGCAGCCGTGTCCTATACGACAAGCACCGCCCTCGTACCGAGATCACAATAACCCGAATGCCCGGCGATTGGCAGATATCAATGCAGTTATAGATTGGAGCAGCACATGAGAGATAGCGAACGGGAAGCCTACAACCGGCAAGGAACATACAGCCGACAAGGAGCCAAAAAAGCCCTGCCCGCGACAGATGAGCAGATTGCGAAATTTATCGCAGTCTGCCGGGAATACAAAGAAAAATACGGCCAGATGCCCGCATACTTGGCGCGGCAGTGGATCAAGGAGCATAAACGCATGCGCGACCCTGATTCTGTTCGATACATCGTGTATCTGAGGGAAACCGGCGAACTGGTGGCTGATGGCGGCTCATACCATTGTGCGAAAACGATGGGCATCACCTTGCACGGGTGGTATGGTACGCTCTGTAAGGCGCGTAGCGGCAGAAGCAACAAGTGGGTCATCATGGTAGATGATGGCCGCGACGACAGAACGGAGGAATAAAAGGTGTTTGGCGTACAGTTTTACCCGACGCCTGCCGGGTTAGTAGAAAAAATGATGGGCCTTGTTGACTGGGACCGCGTGCAATTTGCGCTGGAGCCGTCAGCAGGCAAGGGAGACATTGCGCAAAGGGTGAAGCAACACCTTGCGAGAAATAAACAGCCGTGTCAGCTGGATTGTGCAGAGATTGACCCAGATTTGCGGGCGGTGCTCAAGCAGCGCGGGTATACCGTAGTAGCAAACGACTTTTTGGAGTGGGACGCACAAACGCGGTATGATCTGATTGCGATGAACCCCCCTTTTGCGGATGGAGACCGTCACCTGCTGCACGCGCTGGATCTGATGAAGCACGGCGGGCAGATTGTGTGTTTGCTCAATGCGTCCACGCTTGAACGCGCAGACAGCCCGCACAGGCGAGACTTGATGCAACGCCTTGTAGATTATGGCGCAAGCATCGAAAGGCTGTCAGGTGCGTTCTCTGCGTCCGAGCGGCGCACAGATGTAGAAACGGCGCTGGTGTATGTGGATATCCCCCAAGTGGAAGATACAGACGTCGATCTGGATAGCATGAAACGAGCAGCGGATCTCCCGACGAGAGACGAACAGACAACTGACGTTGTGGATGCTGATTTTTTCAAGGCGATTGTGCAGCGCTACCAGATGGAGGCAAGAATCGGCCTCAAGATGATCGACCAGTTCCAGGACCTCAACCGTTTTGTTGGAGATCGAGAGATTATCAGCCTGTCGATTGAAAACCCAGAAGAAGCACAAATGAGCCTGCAAAACAAATATGTCCGGGAACTGCGGGCGCAGTATTGGAAAGCGCTGTTCGAGGCACGGGAAATGCAACAGCTTATGACGCGAGAGGTGCGCGACGCATACCTCGCCAAGCTGCAAACCTTTCGAGTGCTCGATTTCACGATGGACAACATTTTACAAGTCAAAATCGAGCTGTCCAAGACCCTTGTTGGCAATGTAGAGGATGCAATCATCAAGATGTTTGACGACCTGACCTATGAGCACAGCATGGGGAAAAACAAGAACATCCACTATTACAGCGGATGGAAAACCAACAAAGCGTGCCGGGTGACCAAAAAGGTTATTGTCCCGTTTTGGGGACTGTATGACCAGCGCTGGGGTGGATCGTGGTCTACATACCGCGCTAAAGATTACCTGATGGAGTTGGAAAAGATTCTGGGTTATCTGGACAACGGACGGACAGACGGAATGACCTGCGACAAGATCATATACGACGCATTCAGCACAGCGGCCGACAAGTATGACGGGCGCAAACTGCATTGCAAGTTCTTCGACCTAGAATTCAAGAAAAAAGGCACAGTTCACGTATTTTTCACCGACGAACGGCTCTTGAAGAAATTCAACCTGTTTGCAGGACGAAAAAAGAACTGGCTTCCGGATGGGTACGGATCGAAGCTGTACGACGAAATGACCGTTGAAGAGCAGGAAGTCGTGAAGTCATTCGAGGGAAAGCAGTCGTATGAGGATACCATGAGTGGGCAGGCATTTTACATTGCAGCCCCTGAGTTATTGATGATTGGAGCGCAACAATGAAACACGGACCACCACGCCAGCGCGGACGGCGCAGCATCAACATTGCGCAAGCTGGAAACATCGTGGATTATACTCTGCGCACAGGAAACGAGAACCAGCACTTGCAGCCTGGCGCACGAGACATCAGCATCATGCCAACGGAAAAGGAGAACGACCATGACAGATAAATTTACCCTATGTGCTCTGATGGGAGACCAGGCGGCGAAAGACGAATTGACCGAGCAGTATAAATTGCTCCCCTGCCCATTTTGCGGCGGCGAGGCGAGCCTGTTTGTGCAAAATGGGGTGCGCGTGATTTGCCCCAAGTGTGACGCATCATCAAAAATTTTGGTCGATGGACGTGGGGCTAGGGGTATCGCTGGAAATGCGACAAAGGCCGTCGTGAGAGCCTGGAACACCCGCCAGCCAGTACCGGTATTCTGCAAGGACTGCAAATACCGTAACAACTGTTCCAATCATATCGGGGAAGCCGCAATTTTCAGCGATTATGATTTTTGCTCGATGGGAGAAAGGAAGGATGACCATGAATAACCGAGAACGTGGCTGGCCTACTGACTGCCGCAAGTGCGACCTGTACGACCCTGAAAAGGGATGCACTGTGCGGTCAGTGGCTGACGGAACGCCGGTGTGCGAGCGCATGAGCCGAAAACGGTATGATTATTTGACGATGGAGGACTGACCATGGAATTTAGAAACCCCAAGATGGGAGAAATCTATGCTTTTGAAGGGAAAGATTGCGTCACCAGTGGATTTTGCGATGGTATTCCCTGCCATAAATGCCCCATAAGAGATCGGAGAGATGCAATTGGTATACCGACATACAGAGAGTATGTGACCAAAAATCCTAATGCAGCCGCCCGCCTGATGGGCTATGAGGTGATTGAGGACGACATCCCCGCACCGGAGTATGACCCGCGGGACGTGGCGTTTAACGCACACCGTGCATTACCTAACGCATGCGACGAGTTGAAATGCGTTAAAGGGGTCGAAATCGACCCGGTTAAACAAGGCGGCCTGTCAAAAGAGGCTGTCAAGGAGACCAACGCCGACGGCGGTACGCAGTCACACCGGCCGTACAAGTCCGAATGGCTCCCGCCGCGCGCTATGCTGGCGCTGTCCCATGTCCGGTATGAGGCGGACATGCTGCACCACTACCCTGAAAACAATTACAAGCATATCTCCGCGAAAGAGCACGTCGGGCGGGCGCTCACCCACCTGTTTGCGTGGCTCACAGGGGATCGCAGAAACGACCACCTAGCCCATGCTCTTTGCCGCATTGCTTTTGCGGTAGAAATGGAGACAGAGCGCACAGAACAGGAGGACACATACCAGAAGGTAGACACACAAGAAAGAGCGTGACGAGGGGCGTGTACCTTGCGAGGTACGACGACAGCGTTAACGAGCGGTTACGCAAGAACGTTGAGGCGCGGGAGCGTACTCGTAAATATCGAGAGAAATTGGCCAAGCATGCAGGTGACACCACCGGCAATGCACAGAAATAAGAGGATTTTGTAAGTATGACAATGATATTATGCGCCAAGTGCGCACAAAAAATGCGCGGCACCAAGCAAGGCAGCAGTATCAAGGACATCTGCAAGGTGTGCGGCAAGAAAAAGTGGACGGCCCGCTATGATGTATGGACCGCCCCCAAAGGAGGCCACGGCAAATGCTGAATAAGGTAATTCTGATGGGCCGGCTTGTGCGAGATCCTGAGTTTCGGCAGACCAATGGCGGCACCAGCGTCACGTCCTTTACCCTTGCGATTGACCGAGACCGCAAGGACCAGAACGGCGAAAAGCAGACCGATTTCATCGACTGCGTTGCATGGGGCCGTCAGGCTGAGTTTGTCAACCAGTGGTTCACCAAGGGCATGCTTGCCGTTGTGGTCGGCCGAATCCAGTCGCGTAACTGGGAAGATAAGAACGGAAATAAGCGTGTGACCATTGAAGTCACCACCGAAGAAGTCAACTTCGGCGAGACAAAAAAGAGCCGAGGAGAATCCTACGGAAGATCATCGCAGCAGAATGTTGCACCGCCGCCGGACTTCCCGAGCGCATCAGATTCGGGATTTACAGAGCTTGACGACAGCGACGTGCCGTTTTAACTGATATCATACCAAAAAACGCGGCGGAAAGGGGAACCAATGGACAAACAACGCTTGCAAAATTACATCTATCTCCGTCGCGAGATCGAAAACCAGCAGGAACGCCTTGCCCGGATGAAAAACGACGAGCAGATGCCCGCGCCCCGCATGGACAGCAGCGGTGCACAGCATACCAGAACGGCCAGTGACCGTATGGCAAATGCCATTGTCCGCCGCCTTGAGTATGAGAGCGAGATCGCAGACAGCATGGAGAGCATCAGGGCGGAAATGGCCTCCATTCGCGGGGCGATTGCCCAGCTGAGAAACCCGATGGAGCGCGAGGTCTTGCGCTTGCGGTATTGCGACGGCGATAGCTGCCGACATATGCCATGGCGCGAGGTTGCGCTCAAAATTTACGGGGACGACGACGAGGGCCAGATGCAAGCCGTGTACAGGCTGCACGGACGAGCATTGCAGAATATACGGGAGGTTCAGTCATGACACGAAAGAGATTCGAAAAACTCATGATGCCGCGAAGCTCGCGGTGCGGGCAATGTCTCAGGGCATACCATACGAAAAAGCGTATCACACATACACTGCAATCACAAAGTCATTCGATTCGCTCAGGAGTGTGGCTGAGGCTGTGCAAAGAGTTGCCAATGCAGCATACGCCGCTTTGAAAGCATTCTCCGAAGCATTTTGCGCCGCTTTCAAGCAGACATAAAAAAGGCGACCCGCAAAGGGTCGCCTTGTGCTTATATTTTTGTCCCGTCCGGGAAGTCAAAAGAAAAAGAGTATACGCCTCCAAGCGCGGCAGCTATCTTTTCCAACTCCTCAACCGAAAATGTCTCTCGCTTGATTTTTTGGTTAAAGTTTGAGGGGGTCATTCCGATCGCGCGCGCAAGCGCGGCTTGGCTCATTCCCTTATAGGCAATCGCCATACTGATTTTCTGCTCCATCTTCATAAAAATCACTCCTTGCTGATGGTGATTACATCATACAGCAATAAATTTATACTGTCAAGTAAACGCTATAAAATATTTAGATAATTATTTATAAAACACTTGACAGTATTAAGTAAATGCTTTATAATAGTAGATGTAAGGACGGGACACCCCGTTAAGAAAGGAAGTGAGGAAATGAAGATGCCGAGCGCCGCAGAGCTTCTGGTTCAGATGACCAGAGAAGCCGAGCAGAGAAGAATCCTGGAGCTTGCCAATGAGTGCAAAGACCTGGAAGAACTCAAAGCAAAGCTCAAAGAGCTTTTGAGCAAGTAAAAGCAAAGGGTCTGCGGACCCGATCAAAGTAACCCGCAGACCCAATCCCAAAAGGGCGGTTGGACCTTACACCAACCGCCCCTATTATACCAAAGTGTAAGGTAAATACAATCGGCAAAACGCCGAAATGATAGATCCCGCCCCAGAGGGACGAGGGCAGAAAGGAAAAAGTATGACCGCAAGAGAGGAATACATCCATCGTGTAGCACAGAAAATTCAGCAGCATTCTTGGTATGAAAATACACCGTTTGAAGAATGTTTGGGAATGGCCGAGTATCAAATGTCTCTGTTGGAAAAGTGTGAGGCGGAAAGGAAATCACAAAAGTTTGATAGTAAATGTCAGTAAATGATAGTAATTGTCATTGATTGTATATTTGTTTTGGGTGTATCATAAGAGCATGGAGCAGTGGGAAAAACCAAAGCCCAAGAGCCGCGCAGGAATATCCTGACGCGGCTCTCTCTATTTTTATCAGATCGGAGGGGATGATATGGCGCGACAGGCAATCGTTGAGGCACAGCTCCTTGAGGTCGAACGAAGGCTACGCAGAATGCGTGCAGATTCGGAAGAAGCCTTAGAGCGCATCATGCAAGATGCCAAGGAGAGGGTCCCCGGCTGGGTAAATCAAGAAATCCTAAAAGTTTATGGTGTCAACAGAGAGGAATTGACCGGTGGGGAACTCGGCAGCATGCGCATCTCTGGCAACACCGTGCAAAATCTGAAATTCACATACAAGGGACGAAGATTGACGCCCGTGCATTTCAATATGAAACCTGCTGCACCGACCGGCGGAGCATATACGCTCAAGGCCACCATTATCAAGGGACAACGCGAGCGCATAGGTCACGTAAAAAAGCTAACCAAAAAACAGCGTAAGAATGTCGGAAGAAACTTCACACATCAGAGCACGCAAAACAGCCCTACATCACCAAATATGCTGTTGAGTACCAAGTCCGAACGCGAAGATGCAGTAAAGTTCATACCATTTCAGCGCAATCGGCAAGTTACTCGTGGACAGAACAATGTGTGGGATAAGTTTATGACAGTATCACTTCCGCAGATGGCCACGGGCGAACGGACAGCTCCCGGCATTCAAAAGGCGATTGATGAGAAGTTAGGAAAAAGAGTAACACACCATCTAAACAGAGTGATCCGATAAGAGAGGCACACCTTGAAAACCAACCAGCAAGGAATCATGGAGCTGCTGGTAGCATATGGTGTGCCGTGCTATAAGTGGTCACCCAATGGCGGTCTGGAAGAAGTACCACCAGAGAAAATCAAATAGGATAACCTATGACCGCGCAGACATTGCAACATTGGTACACACTCTATTTAAGATTTTTAATTTTTTTGGGGTCGCCTCTGTGCAAGCACGGGATATTGTGTAGGTACTTCTAGGGTCAGGGGGTATCTGTGGTGCTGGCGAGCCCAAAAACTCGCTAGTTTTGGAAAAATTTTTTTGACCCATTTCGTTGCGAAAGGATGTTGACTATGCAAGAGCAGGATACATTGCAGTACGCATCGGGCATACCTGTTTATTGTGCCTTTGACAAAATATTGGAAATTGACTCTGTACGACCAAATCCGAAAAATCCAAATCAACATTCGGAAGAACAAATTGCGCTGCTTGCGAAAATCATTGGGACACAGGGGTGGCGTGCACCGATTACGATTTCGACTCGATCAGGACTTGTCGTGCGCGGGCATGGTCGTTTGCAGGCTGCATTGGAAGCTGGTTGTACAGAAGTACCTGTAGATTATCAAGCCTATACAGATGAGGAAAGTGAACTGGCCGATTTGGTTGCGGATAATCGAATTGCTGAACTTGCGCAGATGGACGCGCAAATGCTTTCGGATATCTTCCAGAATCTCTCTGACTTTGATTTGGAACTCACAGGTTTTACAGAGGATGCGCTAAAAGATATTTTGGTTATTCCAGAAGAAAAAATTGATTTGGAAGCAGCCGATCGAAAAGTGCCTAAGCCAGAGGTTAAACCGTTTACACAGGTTGGAGACATTTGGCAAATTGGAAAGCATCGTCTTATTTGTGGGGATAGCACAAAAGCCCATACATACAAGAAGCTGATGCCAGAAGAAGAAGCACAGCTTATTATAACTGACCCGCCATACAATGCGGATTATGAAGGAAGCGCAGGAAAAATTAAAAATGACTGTATGAGTGGTTCGGAGTTTAAGGATTTTTTATCAGCAATGTTTCAATGTGTGGCACAAGTTACACGTCCAGGCGCAGCGGCATATATCTTTTACGCAGACCGAGAAACACACGCTTTCCGGCAAGGATTTGAGGATGCTGGCTTTCTATTCAAGCAATGCCTGATTTGGGTTAAAAATACATTTGTCCTTGGACGGCAGGATTATCAATGGAGACATGAGCCTATCTTGTACGGCTGGAAGTCAGGTGCTGCGCATTATTTCACAGAAGCACGAAATCTATCCACTGTATTTGATACACAGGAAAGACCGGATTTTTCCGCAATGTCACAAGAAGAACTACTGGAATATGTGGAATCATTTTATGACATGGTGGATGAGTCCTCTGCTTCAATTCTCTACTGTGATAAACCGACACGCAATACAGAGCATCCAACGATGAAGCCGACAGCATTGATTGCCAAGCTGGTGGAAAACAGCAGCGAGCGGGATTGGATTGTCTTAGATCCTTTTGGTGGCTCAGGTTCTACAATGGTAGCTTGTGAAGCAGAAGGGCGCGTTGCACGGCTGGTTGAAATTGAGCCGAAGTTTTGTGATGTCATTGTCAAACGGTATTTACAGCTGACAGGGAAACAAGATGTCTTTTGTCTGCGGCGTGGTATGAAGATTCCGATACATGAAACAAAATTGGCAAAAGGGGGGATTTAAATGGGCGAGGATGCAAATTTACAACCAACCAAGGTGATTGCCAAGATTTTCGGCGTATCTACGCGTCGCGTGGAACAGCTCAAAGCAGAAGGAATCATCAAAGGGCAAGGTAAGCCGATCAAGTACGATTTGCTGCCTACCATACAGGCATACATTCACTATCTGTCAGATAAGGCAAATGGTAGGGTAAAGCGTGAAACACTTGCTGATTTGGAAGAAGCCAAGCTGCGCGCAGAGGTTGACCTGAAAGAAGCCAAAGCCAGTGCAGCACAGATGGAACTCAAAGAGTTGCAGGGCAAGATGCACCGTGCCGAGGATGTGGAGGCAATCACAACAGACCATGTACTGTTTTTCCGCTCTATGCTGATGGCAATGCCTGGAAAACTAGCCGTGGATGTGTCCAATCTGCGCACAGCTGCTGAGATTTCAGAACGCATCAAACAGGAGTGTTATTTCATTCTGGAGAGTTTATCAGACTACAAATACGACCCAGAGGAATATAAAAAGCGCGTCATGGAGCGTCAAGGCTGGGAGAACCATGAAGACGACTAAACGGGTGGATGCTACATTCAGCCGTGCATTTGAAAATTATCGCCCACCTGAAAATCTCACGGTCAGTGAGTGGGCTGCAAAGTATCGTGTGTTATCGCGTGAAAGCAGTGCAGAAGCAGGCCCGTGGCGTAATGAGCGCACACCATACCTGGTAGAGCCGATGGATGCAATCACAGATCCAACGGTGCGACATATCACAGTGGTTGCGTCTTCACAGGTTGGTAAGTCTGAAATGGAACTCAATGCCATTGGGTACATCATAGACCAAGACCCCGGCTCAATCCTGTACATTCAGCCAACACTGGATGATGCAAAGAAGTTTTCCAGACTGCGCATATCGCCTATGGCGCGAGACTGTGCGCGATTGCGTACCAAGATTGCTGATGTGAAAAGCCGAGACAGCGGCAATACAATCCTACAAAAGACATTTCCTGGTGGAATGCTCACGATTGTTGGTTCACAGTCTCCATCCGCATTGGCATCCACACCAGCGCGTTATATTATCGGTGATGAACGCGACCGCTGGGCATTGTCTGCGGGTACAGAGGGTGATCCTTGGGCACTAGCAGAGGCGCGCACAACAACCTTCTACAATGCAAAGCTCATTGACGTATCAACCCCGACAATCAAGGGTGCTTCTGCTATTGAAAAATCATTCAATGCAGGAACGCGCGAACGCTGGTGTAGCCAGTGCCCACATTGCGGGGAATGGCACAATATTGTTTTTAATGATATCAAACTTGACTTTGAAACCGTCAAACAAGGGCGTTTGACCGAATACATTGTAAAAAGTGTTGGCTGGGCGTGTCCATCCTGCGGCTGTTTATCCACAGAAACCGAAATGCGAGCGCAGCCTGCCAAGTGGATCGCACAAAATCCAGAAGCGCGTGGGCGTGGGCATCGTTCCTTTTGGCTCAATGCGTTTGCATCCCCTTGGAAAAGCTGGACAGATATTGTCTATGCATTCCTTGTAGCACGGAAAGACCCACAGAAACTGAAAGTGCTATACAATACGCTGTTTGGTGAGTGCTGGGAAGACCGTGGCGAGCTGGATGATGAGGATACCATGCTTGCCCGACGGGAAGATTACGGTACACGGGTGGACGGTATCCCAATTGAATTGCCAGACGGTGTATTGGTCTTGACGTGTGGTGTAGATACACAGGATGACCGTTTGGAATATGAGGTTGTAGGATGGGGGCATTATTACGAAAGCTGGGGCATTAAGAAAGGCATTATCATGGGTGATCCCAACGATGATGAACCTTGGGAGCGGCTGGATGATGTTATTGACCATGTGTACACCTTTGCAAACGGCAAAGGGTTAAAGATATCTGTTACTTTTGTTGACTCTGGTGGACATAAGACACAGAGCGTATACAAACAATGCAGGGCACGTGCAAACCGTCGCGTTTTCGCAATTAAAGGTGTTGGTGGTGATGGTGTACCATTTACACGTCCGCCATCTAAGGTAAAAATCACAATCAATCATCGCACAATCGGCACAACATGGCTTTATTCCATTGGTGTTGATTCAGGAAAGGCGGATATCATGAGCAATATCAAAGTACAGGAAGCAGGTCCAAAGTTCTGTCACTTCCCGTTGGGAGAAGAACGTGGCTATAATACGGCGTATTTCACAGGACTGTTATCAGAACGCATGGTCATGAAAGTATCCAATGGGCGCACCCGTTGGGCATGGGAGAAGCTGCCTGGGCATGAGCGAAATGAAGCGCTGGACTGTCGCAACTATGCAGCAGCCGCTTTGCGTGTGCTCGATCCAGATATGGATGCAGTCGAACAGTGCTTGCGTGATCTGCCTCGGCATGAAAAGCAGTCGGCTGTCGAGCGGGTACGAAAACGCAGAACAACAAAACGCAATGGCTATACGGATGACTGGTAAGGAGGAACGATGGCAAGCAAAGAAATGATACAAGAACGCTTAGAGTTTAAGCGGAAAGCGTTGGAGCAAGCAAGAGCGGCTTATTTGGCACTGCTTTCTGGTGGTGTGAAGTCTTATGCGATTGGTTCTAAGAATGTAACACGACTAGATTTGCCGCAGCTGGAGCAGACAATTGCAAAACTGGAGAAAGAAGTGGAACTTATCGAGCGGGAGCAGACAGGTGGAAAACGGCGGCGCGCAATGGGTGTTGTACCGCGAGATTGGTAGGTGATACGAAAATGGATGAAAAAGAAAAGAAAATCCCCGTGCGCCGTGTGCAAAATAAGGGATACAGTCATGCAGGTGCAAGCCACACCAAGAAAGCACTGAAAGGCTTTGTGGTAGAGAGTGGCAGTCCAGCTGAGGACATTGATGCAAATAACTACACACTGCGACAACGTAGCCGCATGTTGTATATGAGTGCACCAGTTGCAACGGCTGCGCTCAAGCGTCAACGTACCAATATCATAGGTGCAGGACTACGGTTAAAATCTACCATTGACCGAGAAGTATTGAATATGACACCCGAGCAGGCAGAAGCATGGCAGAAACACACACAGGCAGAGTTTGCATTATGGGCGCAACGAAAACAGGCTTGTGATGCAACAGGAGTCAACAATTTTTATGGGATGCAGCAGCTGATTGGGCTTGCATGGCCGATGTCAGGGGATGTGTTTGCACTGATTGGACAGACGAAACCAACACCCCTTATGCCATATGGACTGCGTCTGCATATTTTGGAAGCTGATCGCGTGCGCACACCTAATATAACCCAAACGGCAGGTATACAGAGCAATCCGCTGTTGGCCTCAACTGTGGCAAAGCTTGACAATGGAAACACCATATTTGACGGCGTGGAAGTGGATCGCAATGGCATGGTCGTTGCATATCATGTGGCAAACACGCATCCGCGAACCATTCAGCCTGAGCCAACATCCTTTGTACGTATACCAGCCTATGGAGAGAAAACGGGATTGCCCAATATCCTGCATATCATGGACACAGAACGTCCAGAACAGTATCGCGGTGTACCTTACTTGGCGCAGGCAATTGAGCCACTTCTGCAAATGCGCCGTTATACTGAGGCAGAAATCATGGCTGCAATCATTGAGAGCTTTTTCACGGCGTTTGTCAAGACGGAAACAGACCCAAGTGAAAACCCATTCAATGAAGTCAGTGAAGATACCATCAGTCACGACCCAAATGAATATGAAATGGGACCCGGCACAGTCAATTTCATGGAACCCGGAGAGGATATTGTATTTGCAAATCCAACTAGACCAAGCCCAGGCTTTAATGTGTTTGTCAATGTTCTTTGTCAGCAAGTTGGTGCGTGCCTGGAAATACCAGCAGATCTTTTAATGATGTCGTTTCAATCGTCTTATTCTGCAAGTCGCGCTGCATTATTGGAAGCATGGAAGGGATTTCGTATGCGGCGTGATTGGATTACAGATGACTTTTGCCGTCCTGTTTATGAAATCTGGATGACAGAAGCGGTGGCACGCGGTCGGATTTCTGCACCGGGGTTTTTAACTGACCCGATTATACGGCAAGCCTATTTGGGTAGTGAGTGGATTGGACCATCCCAAGGGCAGTTAGATCCAACAAAGGAAATTGCGGCGTCAATAACAGCTATTCAGCACGGTTTGTCCACTCATGAAGCCGAGGCGATTAAGAACAATGGTTCGCAGTTTGCTGCAAATGTGGACAAGTTGAATGTTGAAAATGCACTGCTCGCGCAGGCAAATGGAATCCTAGCACAAGGAGGTAAAACAGATTGAAACGCAATACAGCAAGAAAAGCCTATAATATTTTGGAAATCGGACAGGATGAAGCCGAAATCAATTTGTATGGAGAGGTTGTTGCAACCCATCCAACAGACTGGTGGACAGGCGAACCAATTCCGGGCGATTTCATTGCGCAAGATGAATTTTTGCGCGACTTAGAAAAGCTAAGCACCAAGCGAAAAATCACAGTCCATATTAACAGTGTAGGGGGTGATTTGTATGCAGGTATTGCGATTTACAATCGCCTGAAAAGCTTGTCAGCACAAGTTATCACAATTAACGATGGACTGGCTGCATCTGCTGGTTCTGTCATCTTTGAAGCAGGCAATATTCGCAAAGTCAATACAGGAAGCAACCTTATGATTCACAGCGCAGCTTGCTTTTTGTATGGCTTTTATCAAAATGCAGAGCTGGGGCAAGTCCAGAATGAGCTGGAAGCGCACAACAAAGCGGCACTGAATATCTATGTGGAGCGAACTGGACGACCATTGGAGGAAATCCAAACATTGGTCGAGGCTGAAACATGGATGACCGGGCAAGAGGCAGTAGATATGGGCTTTGCAGATGAGGTGATTTCAGCCGATGTGCAGGATCCTGTGGTACTGCGGCTGTCACCAGATCGAACACAAATGATGGTTGGGAAAATGCAGGTTGCAGCCCGTTGTTTCGGGCAGATTCCTGCTTCTATTCCAGTTGCAACTGCCACCGAATGGCAGCAACTAACAAGTCAGACAGGAGGAACACAAGTGGAAATCAGAAATTTGGAAGAATTGCGTACAGCGTATCCAGATTTTGTAAAGCAGGCAGAAGATGCCGCATTTGCAAAGGGTGGAGAGGCAGAACGTGCGCGTATGAAGGGCATTGAGGACATTCAGGGCGCGATTGGCAATGCGGAATTGGTCAAAAATGCAAAGTATGGAGACCAGTGCATGACAGCGGAGCAGCTTGCGTTTGCTGCAATGCAGGCACAGGCGGCGATTGGTGCAACTATGTTGACCAATATGTCTGCAGATGCTGCAGAAAGCAATGCCTCACAGGTCATTCCAGTGCCTACACAGAACGCAGAACTGCATCCACAAACCGAGGATGAAAAGGCAATCAATTTATTGACCACGCGAATCGTAAACGGAGGAATGTAAGATGCCAAATTACAACGAAACAGTGGGACGCTGCGCACCTGATTCCCTGATTGCAGGCAATACCATTCCGGTACATACTGCATCCGCAACCATTGCAGCAAGTGAAGGGCAGTTGCAGCGTGGCACAGTTCTGGCAATGGGCACAGACGGCAAGATGAAACTGTTGTCTACGGAAAGCGCAGGAGCAAGCGAAGTGCCTTACGGCATTTTGTGCGACGATGTGGACGCAACCACAGAAACGGTTGCCGAGGTGTATGTGAGTGGACAGTTTAACCGCAATGCACTTACGACCAAAGAATCGTATGCACTGACTGCTGCGGACGTAAAGGCACTGCGGGATGGCGGTATTTATCTTGAAAATACCATGATAAGCAAGGAGGATGTATAAATCAATGAATCTTTATACGACAAAGACGATGCTGGCAGCAGTACAACAGATGAAGCCTGTCACATCATTCCTGCGTGACCGTTATTTCCCTACAACCGATGCAGATTTATTTCCGTCAGATGAAGTACTGGTTGAATATAAGGATGTTGCAGGCAATAAGCTTGCACCTGTTGTTTTGCCGCGCAAGGGAAGCATTTCGGTTGAGCGTGAAGGCTATACCACAGACCAAATGAAGCCGCCGCTGATTGCACCCAGCCGTCCATTGACCATTGATGACCTCAATAAAAAGGGATTTGGAGAAGCTCTGTTTTCTGATCGTACACCTGTAGAACGTCAGGCAGATATCTTGCTGCAAGACCTGAAGGACTTCGACAGAATGCATACCAACCGTGAAGAATATATTGCGGCAAAATGTATGTTTGAAAATGGGTACACCCTGCGACAGTATGCAGATAAGTATGGCGCTGGGGAATATGTTGAGTTTTCTATGAAGTTTTATACAGAACGCTCGAATCCGGCAGTATATGTACCTGGTGTGAAGTGGAACGAGGGCGCATCAGACAAAATGGCAGACCTCTATCATATGATTCGTATGCTGACAACGGCAGGAAACAATGCAAGTGAAGTGTTGTTGGGTACAGATGCAGCGGAATCCCTGCTCCAAGACCCCAAACTGCAAAAGTTGTTAGATCTCAACAATTATCGTATTGGTGCAATCGAGCCAACAGAGCTGCCGCAGGGTGCAGCGCGACTGGGACGTTTGAATGTTCGTGGGCACATGATTGAACTGCTCACTTATGATGGTACTTATGTAGATGAGGAAGACGGCAAGATCAAGCCCTTTGTGCCTGCAAAGCAGATTTGTGTGACTGCGCCGAACGTTGGGCGTGGATTGTATGGCGCGGTCAGCCAGATCGAGCAGTCAGATGGCCTTTGGCATACCTACATGGGACGGCGTGTGCCGCGATACTGGGCGGATAAAAATGCGCGTGAATTGACCGTATCCAGTCGTCCACTCTTTATTCCGCGCACGAAGAATCCGTTTATTTCGGCAACCGTTTTGGGGGAATAACCCCCTCTGCGGATGATGCTGTAATTGGCAGAGGGAAAATCGGCACAGCAAGACTTTAAGAAAGTGAGTGAAATCAAATGGCATATCAAGCAACACAGTGGAATGATGGAGACACAATCACCGCTGAGAAGATGAACCATCTGGAACAGGGCGTTGCACAGCAGCAGGCAGGTCCAGCAGGGCCACAAGGTCCGGTTGGTCCTGCAGGCCCTACTGGTGCGCCGGGTGCAAAGGGCGACAAGGGAGACAAGGGAGATCCGGGGGCGGCAGGTGCGAAAGGCGAAAAAGGTGATCCAGGACAAGCTGGTGCAGCGGGTCCGAAAGGGGACAAGGGAGATCCGGGCGAAATGACTGCGGCAACCAAAGAGAAAATGGGTGCTGTAAAACAGGTAGCAGCGATTGCAGATATTGGAGCTGCTCCATCACAGGCAGATTTCAATGGTTTGCTGGCAAAGCTGCGAGCAGCAGGCGTGTTGGCACAGTCGTAAAGGGGTGCGCAATATGATTCAAATTATTCGTGGTGTCTATGGTCACTATGTCAATGGTACTGTACAGGCAAAGGGTGTGGATTCCCCGCCATTTACCATTGCACCTGAAAAAGAAGAAAGATTGGTTGCGCAGGGTGTTGCGGTATATGTAGATGATGTGTCTACTGTGCGTGAAGAGCTGCCAGAACTGCCGCCTGATGTCACAGCGATCCCCGAATACAGCATTGATATGAAGCCAGATGAATTGCGTGCAATCGCCAAGCAAATGGGCTTGACCTTTAAGTTTGGCACAACTAAGGCAGAGATGGTTACAGAAATGAATCGCTTTCTGGAAGAACATACAGAAGATACGCTGGATGAAGATCCAGCACCAACATTCGATGCTGCTGAGGCAGTACAGTGATGGGGTTCAAAGAGCTTGTGGAGACTGATTGCTCCAAGGTGTTTTTGGATGTATCCGTGTTTGGGGAATTGTATTGCATTGAGGGCAATGAGATTCCAATTGTACTGGATACAGAGGAACTGAAGGTGCGGCAGAATGGGCAGGACTTGGCGGTTGCGGAGAGCAGCACACTGTTTTATGCGCGGACACAAGACTTGCCACCGCGCCGCTCACCTGGGCAAAACCTAAATGTGAATGGTCGGGAATGTCTCGTTGATGACTGGAAGGTGGATATGGGCATGGCAACCATTGCATTGCGTGAAAATATCATTGGATAGGGGGGTAGGTCTATGTCTGTTGTACATCTGATTGATACAGTAACTGCATGGGCGGACAAGAATATTTGCCAAAAAGTTAAGCTGAAACTACCAGCGGACAATTTAGAGGCAAATGATGCCGGATATCACTATACCCTTGTCACACCGGCTGCGTTTGCAACCTATACACCCACAACAGAAAAACTGCCGCCAAATGTACATGCTCCAATTCCATCTTTGTGTGTGAGAATTTTGTCTGGAGCAGATAGCTTGGCAACCAATAACGGAACGGCTGAAATTCAGATGTGTTTCTCTGCATGGGATCCCGGCTTACATGGTGCAGATATTTTCAATCCATCCAAGGACAAGCCGGGAACATGGGAGCGTTGGGATACTGAGGAAGCCAAACAATACTTCAAACGCAATGGAACTGGATGGCGTGATATTTGGAACTTTGTTGACGTGGCATTGCGTGCGGTAGAGAGCACGCCGATTATTGAAGGATATCGCATTGAGCCGAATGCGCCCATTAAGTTTGGACCGCTGACCGAGCAGGAAGCAATTCCAGACTTTTATCCGCTGTGGTTTGCGTGGATATCTTTCAAGATTACCTATCCTCTTGTGCGCAACATAGAGGACTATCAAAAATTTCTATAAGGAGGGAAACAAGTGGCTGATTATAAACATGGTACATATGGTGAATTTTCGGAATCTGTTGGCGGTGTCGTATCAGAAACGCAGTCTGTATTTGTCTATGTAGGCACTGCACCTGTCAATCTGATTCGAGGAGATACAGATGCAGTCAATATACCAATTTTGCTGCGAACCTATGATGCGGCAAAGCGTTTGGTCGGCTATGCAGAGGCGTGGAATAAATTTACGCTATGTGAGCCAATCAAGCTGCACTTCGATAATCCATCAGGCAATGTTGGCCCGATTATTGTAATCAATGTACTGAATCCAAAAGTGCATCGCAGCCAGCAGCCAACCACAAAGCAGCTGAATTTTATCAACGGACGGGCTTCCATCGAAAGCAATACCATTATTTTAGATACTTTGGTGCTTGCGGAACAGGTCGAGGGTGTTGATTTTTCGGTTGACTATGACTTTGCAAAAGGTGCTGTCCTGCTGAACAGCATTGGAGAGGCAAAACTGTCTGGACCAATTACAGCAACATATTATGAGGTCGATGTAACTCAAATCACAGTAAACGACATCATTGGCGGCATCACTGCCAATGGCGAGTACTCGGGGCTTGGGTGTGTTGCGCTGGTATATCCAGAGATTGGTCGTATTCCAGCCCTGCTTGCTGCGCCGGGTTGGAGTGATAAACCGGCTGTTTATGAAGCTATGATTACGGCTGGACAAAAAATAAATGGGCATTGGGATGCGTTTGTATATGCAGATCTTCCGATACAGGAGCAGATTGCTGAGATTGGAACTGCGAAAATTGGTCAGACAAAATTGGGATGCAAACAGGTGATAGATACCATTGAGACAGCGCAGAACTGGCAGAGAGAACATGGCTATATCAATGAACGCTCCAAGGTATTCTGGCCACAGGTACAGGATACAGCAGGACGTACCTACCATTTATCTGCAATCGCTGCATGGCAGACGATGACAGTAGATGCGACGCACAATGATGTGCCGATGGAATCGCCGTCCAATAAGTCCCTGCCGGTTGCCAAGCAGTATTTTGGCGAGGGCAGTACAAACCGTGGCTTTGACCAGCAGCGCGGAAACGAGCTGAACGCCGTAGAAATTACGACAGGCGTATACTGGGGTGGTCAATGGGTATTGTGGGGACCTCATACAGCTGCATATCGTTATGGACAAGTTGCAGATTTGCGTACAATCTTCGACAATACCATTCGTATGATGATGTACGTGACGAACAAGTTTCAGGCAGAGCACGCCCTTACAATTGATCGTCCGATGACCCGCGCAATGGCAGACAGTATCCGCAACCGCGAACAGGAAAAGGCAGATGCACTGGTAGCACAGGGGGCATTTATCGGAAAGCCGGTCGTTGATTTCCGTGAGAGCGACAACAGCACTTCGGAATTGGCTGAGGGCAACTTTGTGTGGCGCTTTGAGGGTACGCCGACACCACCGTTTAAGTCCGGCACGCTCAAGGTCGCGTATTCGAGCGCGGGTTTTGATTCTTATTTTGGGGAGGCGACTGAGTAATGGCAGGTATTTTTGTGAACATCTGCGGCCCTGTGGTCGCGGATACTGTCTATTCGGACGGTGTGTTGGTGGCGCGTGATGTTTCCATCACCCTGCCCGAGGTCACGCCGCAGACGGCAGATGTGTCCGCAATGGGCACGATGTCTCTCCCTATCTGGCAGCTGCTTGATAATATGGAAGCCAGCATTACCAAAATAGGGATTGACAACGGTCTGGGTAAACTGCTTCTGGCAGACATCAAGCCGATTGAGGTGCGTTGGGTGCAGACCGTCACGGATGCCAACGGCGCGACAAAAAACGTCGGCTGCAAAGCATTCTTGCGCGGTACGCCGAACAAAATCCCCGGCGTTGGTCTGGAACTGGCGTCACCGTCAGAGAACGAGGTCACACTGATGGTGACTCGCTATGCGCTGTATGCTGACGGCGAGGAAATCTGCCTGATTGACCGTCTTGCGGGAATCGTTAGGATTCTGAACAAAGATTACGCGCAAGACCTCACAACGATGCTTTAACACAAAGACCCCGCCGCTTTGGTGGGGTCTTGCTATGAAATGGAGAGATATACATGAAAGGCACAATCAATCTGAACAAGCCTATCACCATCAACGGACAGCTGGTCACAGAGCTGACCTATGACACTGAGGAAATCACCGCCGCGCTGTTTTGCGAGGCAGACACCCGCCGCAGGATCGACGCAGGAGTCAAGAACGTGGCAATCATTCCGTCTGCTGAATTTGACTTTGGATTACACCCGTATCTTGGCATGGCGGCGGTCATCGCGGTAAACTCCAATTATGACTTTGCAGACATGGGACGTATCAGCGGTCCTGACCTTTTGGAACTGATGGCCGTAGGAAGAAATTTTATCTTGAGGTCGGAAGGCTCCGAGCAAAAGCCCTCCGACGAGCAATCCGAGATTACAGCCGAGCCTACCACAGCAGCGTCACCGACCTTGAAAAAAGACGAGTAATTGACTTTATTGTCGAGTATGCCGAGGCGCTTGAGGAAGAGCGCGAGCGGAGAAAGATGATGCCGAAGCGCAGAAAGTGAGGTGACGGCGCATGGCAAGTAGAGACCTTGAGGCTGCAATCCGAATCAGCGGTGAGTTAGATGCTAGCTTGCGGCAGGCAATCAACCGGGCAGTCGATGGGCTGGGCGGTTTGGACGATGCCGCACGTCAAGCATCAGATGCTGCAAGTCGTCTGTCTAACACAATGGATTCACAACGCGATGCTCTCAGAGCAGCACAACGGCAGTATGCTGCTTATGTACTCAGTGGAGAGCGAGGATCGCGACAGGCACGTGAGCTGGCCGCCCAAATTCGCGAATTGTCTTCTGATTTAGGGATGAATCAACGTAGAATGCGAAATGCGGAGCAAGAAGCGGAACGCCTTGCTGATGGTCTCGACGACGTGGGCGATTCAGCTCACGACACCGAGGGCGGATTTACGGTCATGAAAGGCGCAATCGCTAATGTGGTTGGAAATGGTATTAGTGCACTCATTGGTAAATGTGTTGATGTGGCAACTAGCTTATATGACCTTGCTGAAAGTACCAGAGAATACCGTGAAGACATGGGGAAGCTGGAGACTGCATGGGAAAGTGCTGGAAAGTCTACTGAACTCGCGACGGCAACATATAAGCAGTTTTATAGCGTATTAGGTGAAGAAGATCGCAGTGTGGAAGCCGTGAATCATTTGGCAAAGTTTGTCGACACAGAGGCAGATTTAACCAAATGGACGAATATTGCAACTGGCGTATGGGGGACGTTCGGAGATAGCTTGCCAATTGAAGGACTGACAGAAGCGTCAAATGAAACGGCAAAAGTCGGAAAAGTCACAGGTGTGTTAGCAGATGCACTCAACTGGGCTGGTATTAGTGAAGATGCCATGAATGAAAAGCTGAAATCGCTATCGACTGAGCAGGATCGCTCTGCCCTTATCACAGACACGCTGAATTCGTTGTATGAAGATGCTGCACAAAAATACCGTGAGAATAACGCAAGCATTATCGAAGCACGCAATGCCCAATCTGCTTATACAGATAGTTTAGCAAATTTAGGCGAACGAATTGAGCCGGTCACAACATCAGTCAAGGAGGGTTTTGCAAGAATCCTTGATCAGATGCTTGAGTTGACACAAAATGTAGATTTTCAGGCGCTGGCCGAAAATGTACAAAGCGGGTTTTCCTACGTTATTGATACAGTTATTCCGAAAATTATGGACGGCTTTCAGTGGATCATTGACCACAAAGAGCCGATTATCGCTACTATTACGGGTATTGCAACTGCATTCGCGGCATGGAAGATTGTTTCTACCGTTACATTGGCTGTAGACGCAATAAAGAAATTTTCAACCGCAATCAAGGCAGGAGAAACGGTTATGCAGGCATTGAATTTGACAATGAATGCAAACCCAATCGGAATTGTTATCACACTGATTTCCGGTCTTGTTGCCGCGTTTATTTATCTCTGGAATAACTGTGAGGCGTTCCGTGATTTCTGGATAACGCTGTGGGAGAATATCAAGACACTGTTTGGTCAAGCAGTCGAATGGATTTCAACCAAGCTATCTGAGATGGGTGCTTTTTTCTCAAATGTATTCGGCGGAATTGGGAGTGCAATTACAGGAACTTTCAGTGCTGCATGGGATGCTGTCAGCGGATTTTTCAGCTGGATCGGCGACAAACTTTCTTGGCTGTCAGATAAAATCGAGAGCATTCCGGTTATCGGAAGCCTATATAGTAGCGCGAAAGACGTAATCGGAGGATTGTTTGGCGGTGGAAAAGATACGGGTGTGAAAGCCTATGCGAAGGGTGGCTTTACCAACGGTCTTTCTATTGCTGGTGAAGCAGGTATGGAAGCGGTTATCAGCTTTGATCCCCGTTACCGTTCGCAGAACTTGTCCTATTGGGCAAAGGCTGGGCAGATGCTCGGTGCGGCTGATTTCTCGCTGTCCGGCAATTCCGGCGGCGATAGCTATCACATGGGTGGTGTGACATTCGCGCCCCAGATTACCGTCACCGGCATGGCAGATAAGCAGTCCATTATGGAGGCGATCCGCAATGAGTACCCGGAGTTCCTCGATATGCTTGAGGAATGGTGGAACGGAAGGTGGAATCCGGTCTATGGCTGATACGCATATCACAGTGCAGGGTGATACTTTTGACAGTCTTGCCCTGAAATTTTACGACAACGAGAAGCAGGCTAGTGAAATTATCGCCGCGAATCTGGACTACTGCGACACCCTGATTTTTGATGCAGGGGTTAAGCTGCTGATTCCGGACGCAGCAACGCTGACATTGCCTGAGACCTTGCCGCCGTGGAGGCGCAGCACATGATCCAGATTACTTATAAGGGTGTGGATATCACAGAAAATGTATCTATCAATTGCTGCTGGCATGATATGTATGCGAGCGGGAAATCTGATACACTCATGCTGCGTGTCAATGATGTGCATGGAATATGGGACGCATGGGCTCCACAGATTGGTGACGAAATCAAAGTTGACTACGGTACCATCGGAACCGGCACCATGTACTTGACGGCAGCGACGCCACGCAATGGTCTGTATGACCTCAGCGCACAATCTGCTCCGGCGACCGGGTATGAGGTTCAAAACAAGGCTTGGCGGCAGGTCGGTCTCATGCAACTCGGGCGGGAAATTGCGGTACGCAATGGTCTGTTATTTGAGAGTTACGGTGTGACTGACCAGCTCTACACCTATATACAGCAGACCGGGGAAAGTGACTTCCGCTTTCTCCATCGACGCGCGGCTCTTGAGGGGTGCGCGTTTTTAGTCTATGACAAACGGCTGATTCTGTACTCCGAGCCATACATGGAAGCCCAAGACGCGACCGAAGAACTGACCGTAACGATTGACGGCGATTACAGCTATATTGACAACCGAGGCTTGTTATACAGCAGCTGTGAGGTTGCCAGCGGCAGTTATACCGGCACTTATGCGGTCAGCAACGGCGCGAGCAGAGTTTACAAGGTGGCAAACGCTGGCAGAATCAGTAGCAACGCAGAAGCCGAGCGGTTCGCAAAGAACCTCTTACGGTCGAAAAACAAGGATTGTCTGGCGGGTTTTGTGCGCTCCCGTATCCTAACCGGATATGCGGCTACATCAACCGTGGAGCTCAAAAACGCACGTGCGCCGTCGTGGGACGGCAAGGTTTTCCTTGAGCATGTGCGCAATGATTACAGCAGAGGCTTGAGCAAGGTGTTTTTCCGCAGACCATTGGAGGGTTACTGATATGGCAGAAATCAAAAAGGGGAAGATCTCAACGCTCTCTGGCAAATATGAGGCAACGGCGGTCATCTGCAACAACCCCGGCGCGGTATCCTGCACGCTGACCGTGCCTTTCTATCTGGTCGGATGTCTTGAGGTCGGCATGCCGATTGCGTTTGTCGAGTTTGACGACTGCACAGGACTTGTGCTGGCTCGCATGGACGGTGACTGGAACCACGACCTTGAGGGATCTGTAAACGTCCAAGAGAACGTCACAACCGCCGATGTTATCACACCGACCGCTGGATTTAACGCACATACGCATACTGGCGTACACGGAGAGACCAGTACACCACATTAAGGAGGGATAATAATGGCATATATGGTCAGATGGGGACCGAAAGGTTTCCTGATATCCCCGTCCAAGGTTGTTCCGTTTGACGGGTTTTCCACCGAAATGAAATTGAAAGCCGACAGCGAGAATGATACCAGCGGCACTGAGCCGACCAACACCAGAGGTCGCGAACTGCGGTCGATTTCCTTTGAGACCCGATACTATGCCGCGTTGGGTGTTAATCCCCGGGCGCAGATTGAAGAATGGGAAAGTCTGATCGGGCAGTCTCATCCCCTAACTATCGGCTCAAAGAGGTTCGGTCCTCCAAAGATGATGCTGACACAGGTATCTACGTCTGAGGTGCAGCTGACACCAGCAGGCGATATGATCTCCTGCAAAATTGCAATCTCGATGGAGGAATACAGCGAGGGCAAAAAGTCACAGCTTGCGAGTGTATCTTCAAAAGCTTCAAAGTCCGGTTCATCTAAAAAGTCATCCAAATCAAAAGAGGAAAACAGCAGTTTTCAAGAGTCTTCCAAGAAATATATTGATGATATATGGAAGAAACGGCAGGCTATGGATGCAACAGCCTCCAAGTCTGACAAAGCTGCGAAGAAGCCAAAATCATAAGGGGGTCATCAGATATGAGAGCAAGTGGAAACGGACACCCGCAAGTATGCACGCAAAACCTTTTGCAGATTGTGCGTGGTGAAAACCCTTATGAGCGCGTCAAGGGGCTTGACCCACGCATGATCGACAAGCCAGCTGAGACCGTCGCGCCGGAGGTCATGCAGGAAGCCGAGTGGCTGATTGAGACCTACGAGCCGCGCGTGACCGTCAATGATATCCTGATTAGACAGGAGGACGGTACAGATGGCGGATACGCGGTGACAGCAGATGTCACAGAGATTTAACAAGGAGGTGATGCCGCATGGTGCCTTTTGACTTTACCAGCACGGATAGTGCTGAGATTTATACTGCAATCATCGGCGCATTGATGGACGCTTGCGACGAACCATTATACCCCGGCGACGAACGCCGCATCTTCGGCGAGGCGCTCGTTGCGGTACTGGTTGGTCTGTACACCGAATTTAACGATAAGATGAAGCAGCGAACGCTTCAATATGCAAGAGGATTTGTTTTGGATGCGATTGGTGCGCGGTACAACGTGGAACGCGCCACGCCGTCTCATGCATTTGCAATGTTCCGTTTTATTGTGGATGCAGTACAAAAGGAAAATATCATCATTCCAGCGGGTACACGCATTACAAGTGATGGAAGTCTATATTTTGCCACTGAGGTTTCAGAAGTGCTGCCAGCAGGTGAAACGGAGATTATTATACGTGCTGTGTGTAAGGATGGCGGTGCAGATTACAACGGTTTAACCCACGGAACAATCGCAACACTGGTGGATTTGATTCCATATATTTCAGGCGCAGAGAATATCACCATCAGCGCAGGCGGTGATGATGGTGAGCCATATACAACAGAGGGCGACAACCGCCTGAGAGAGCGTATCCGGCTTGCACCTGCAACACAGTCCACAGCAGGACCAGAGAGCAGTTACCGATATTGGGCGCTGACCGCTGACCCGGACATTATTGATGTGGCAGTGGACTGTCCAGAAGATATGCCGACAGTGGTCAAGTTGTATCCACTGATGAAAGGCGGCGCATTGCCAGATGAAGAAACACTGCAAAAGGTTCTGGCAATCTGTTCGGCGGATGATGTGCGCCCTATGACTGACAAGGTGGAGGCACTGATACCAGAAGCAGTGGAGTATCAAATAGAACTAACCTATTATTGTTTGAGAGAACGGGAGGCTGAGACAGTACAGACGATGGAAGGGAAAAACGGGGCGATAGAGCAGTATAACACCTGGCAGACCTCTGCACTTGCGCGCGATATCAACCCTGACCAATTGAGACGGTTCATGTTAGCACCAGAAGAGGGAACAGGGGCAGTTCGTGTGGAAATCACACACCCATCATTCCAGACGCTGACAAAAGCGCAAGTGGCAAAGTTTACTGGTCCTGCTGTTATCCGGCATGAGGTGATTTGATGAAACTGGAAAATCTGGATTTTAACCAGCTGCTTCCAGTGTTTATGCGCCCAGATCCTGCGAACCAAGCACTTGCTTTAGGTATTGATAAAATCATTCCTGAAATTGCAGCACGGGTACAGCTGCTATCCACATGGGATCATATCCATGAATTGGATGAGGAGGAACTGGATCAGCTTGCTTGGGAGCTTAATATTTTGTGGTATGACTATGGCGCGGATATTGAGACGAAGCGCGATTTGGTGAAGAACAGCGACTTGGTGTATCGGCGTTTGGGTACAAAATGGGCGGCTGAGAGCGTGATTCGAAGTTATTTCACAAAAGGTCACATCACAGAGTGGTTTGAGTATGATGGAAAACCAGGTACATTTCGTATCTGTGCAACAGCGCAAGGTATCACGCAAGAGAAAATTGATAAATTTATTAGCCTACTCGAAAAGGTCAAGAGAGCATCCGCGCAGCTGGAACGGATGGAAATCGAAACCCCGCCATTAGAAACCACTTTGTATATCGGCGGTACGCTCGTGCCGTCCTATGAACAAACTGTGC